CCGTTCGCTGCGGCCATATTCCGGAATGACTGGCTACGACGGGCTGCGGCAAAGCATCTTGTCGGCGCATGCCGATCCCGCTGTCACAGCGATTGTTCTCGACGTGGACTCGCCGGGCGGAGAAGTTGCTGGTTGCTTCGACCTGGTCGACACGATCTACGGGCTGCGCGGCGATAAGCCGATTTGGTCGATCCTCTCGGAGTCTGCCTATTCGGCTGCGTATGCGATCGCGAGTGCAACGGACAAGATCATCGTGCCACGCACCGGCGGCGTCGGTTCGATCGGCGTGATCACGATGCACGTCGACTGGTCTAAGGCCATTTCGAGCGCTGGCATCGCGGTCACGTTCATCACATACGGCGATCGCAAAGCCGATTTCCATCCGGAGATCCCTCTTTCAAAAGAAGCGCTCGATGCGGCGCAAGCCGACATCGACGCGATGGGCGAACTGTTCGTGAACACAGTCGCCCGCAACCGCAATCTCGCACCGGAAGCGGTGCGCGAGACGCAAGCCGCCTGCTACATGGGCGAGAACGGCGTGAGCCGTGGGCTTGCGGATGCAGTAATGGCGCCCGACGCGGCGCTCGTCGCGTTGTTGGCCGAACTGGCCTGAACCCCAAAGGAAACAGATATGTCATTGAAGAAGACCCTTGCGGGTGTGGCGCCATTTGCCCACCTGTTGAGCCGCGCCGGCGGCCGAGTCAGCGCCGCAAGCGCCGAACAGGAAGACGACGAACGCAAGCAGCGCGAAGGCGAGTCAGACGACGATTACGCGAAGCGCATGGAAGACCTCGACGAGAAGGAAAAGGCCGAGGAAGAAAAGCGCAAGGAAGACGAAGCCAAGAAGGCTGCAAAGGCAAACGACGTCGACGGCGACGATGCGGATGCTGAAGATGGCGACGACGAGACCGACGACGCGAAGAAGGCTGCGCGCGCTACAGAACGCTCGCGCTGCGCGCGGATCATCGCGCACGGCGTCGTTACCGGCAACGTCGAACAGGCTGCGAAGTTTGCATTCAACACGCGTATGTCGTCTGCAGAAGCAATCGGATTGCTCGGCGACGGTGCGCAAGCTGTCGCTCCAACTGCTCCCGCGCCGGCAGCGCAACAGCGCAAGTCGCTCGACGAGCGCATGGCCCACGCGCGCCCGGCCAACCCTGGTGCATCCGCATCTGCAGCAGCCGAGCCGACGCTGGCCGAAAAGATCCTTGCTGCCGGCAAGATGCGCCGCGGTGAGGCCTAACCCCTCCCCACCAACGGAGATTCACAGATGTCTTTGACTGTCACCACGGTTGGGGAGAACCCCCAAGTGCCGTCCGTAACGGCACAAACCTTTGTACCCGATCAACTGATTGCGGGTCCGAAGCAGATCGTCACGCGCAATGTGACGCTGACCGGCGGACCGTTTGTGCGCGGAACTGTTCTGGGCAAGATCACCGCGAGCGGCAAGTACACCATCGCGCTGTCCGCGTCGTCCGACGGTAGCCAGACGCCGACCGCCATCCTCGCCGACAACGCCGACGGCAGCGCCGCCGACGTCGTCGCGGGCGCGTTCCTCGAGGGCGAGTTCAACAGCAATGCGGTAACGCTCGGCACGGGCATCACGCTGACCGCTGCGCAAGATGCATTGCGACCGCTCGGCATTCATCTCAAGTCCTCGGTCTCGGCTGCTGACCCGAGCTAATCTCAACCAGAACTGATGTGAAGGCCCCGCCACCGTGCGGGGCTTTTTCATTTGGGCCACAACTCGGAGAGTGCAATGCCCGGAAATCTGATTTACGACACCAACACCCTGATTCAGGTTGTTGCAAACATGAAGCTCGCGCAAAGCTGGCTGCTCGATCGCTTCTTCCGCAACCTGATCACGTCCGACACGGAATTTGTGTCGATCGACGTCGACGTCGGTAAGCGCCGGATGTCGCCGTTCTGCTCGCCGCTGGTCGAAGGCAAGCTCGTCGAAAGCCGCCGCTACCAGACCAACACGTTCAAACCGCCGTACATCAAGGATAAGCGCGCCCCCGATCTGCGCAAGCCGGTCCGCCGCATGATCGGAGAGCGCATCGGCGGCGAATTCCCGCCTGAAGTGCGCGAGCAGATGAATCTCGAGTTCGAGTTGAACGATCAGATCGACATGCTGACGCGCCGTCTCGAATGGATGGCCGCTCAGGTGCTGCTTACGGGCACTCTCACCGTTTCGGGCGAAGGCTTCCCGACGACCGTTATCGACTTCGGTCGCGACGGTTCGCTGACGATCGCGTTGACGGGCGGAGCCCAGTGGACGGCTGCGAACATCACGGCCGGCACGGCGAACCCGACGGGCAATATCGAAACGTGGCAGCAGCAGATCCTGAAGTCGTCGGGCGCAGTCGCGACGGACATCGTGTTCACGCCGAAATCGTGGAACGGTTTCAAGCTTGATCCGGTCCTCAAGGGTGCAATCCTGTACCCCACGCTCGGCGAGAACGGCAACGTGGTGAACGTCGGCGCGCAGATCCAGCGCGGCGCAGTCTACAAGGGCCGTTGGGGTCAGTATGACCTTTGGCTCTACAACGACTGGTATGTCGACGACAACAACGTCGAGCAGCCGATGCTGCCGGACGGCTCGTTGATCATGTCGGGTCCTGATCTACAGGGCACGCGCGCGTTCGGTCAGATCATCGACCCGCAGTTCAACTACGCCGCTCTGCCGTTTGCGCCGAAGACGTGGTTGAAGGAAGACCCGGCGCAGCGCTTCATCATGATGCAGTCGTCGCCTGTCGTCATCCCGAGCCGCGTGAATGCTGCGCTGGCTGCAACCGTCGCTTGAGGTGAACATGGCCAGCGAAAAACTCATCGAAGCAGTCGTCGCCCGTGGTCGCACGATCCACGATCAACTCAAGCCGGACGAGGCGCCCGTCATCAAGAAGGCCGGCGAGACTGTCAAGCTGCCGGAATCCGAAGTGAAGCGCCTGCGCGCGCTCGGTTTCCTCAATCCCGAAAAGGTCGAGGAAGTGCAGGCAGAGGGTGCGCAGATCAGCGGCGGCCAGGTCTCCGTAACGCACTCGGAGTAAGCCGATGGAATGGGACGACGTAGTCGACGCGAAGATCCTGACGCCGCTGCAAAAGACGTTCGGCACGGCAATCACGTATCAGCCAGCCGTCGGTGCGTCGTTTCCTATCAGCGGCATCTACGACAAGGCTTTTTTCGGCGTTGATCCGACGACCGGAGAAACCATCGTCACGACTCAGCCGACGGTAGGCGTGCAGCTTTCCCAGTTCGACGGCCAGGCAGAACCAGCTCAAGGTGATCAGCTTTTGATCATCAGGACCGGCGAGCAGTGGGAGGTCAGGGAGGTCCATCCCGACGGCCACGGCGCTGCTCGTCTGATGCTCAACGTACCGGGGCAAACCGATGTCTGACCCGACCGCCCGCGCTGAGTATCGCGCGCTGCTTTTGTCCGTTCTCGGCATGGTCCCCGGCGTCAAGTTGCAGTCGCCCGGCGACTGGAATCAGCCCTCCAGCAATCTGCCCGTGTTGAAAGTTCGACAGGGGAAGGAAAGGAAAGAGTCGAACGGTCCTGTGGGGCAGACATCATTCACGACGATCAGCGTGTTTCAGTTGCGAGTCGAGGTATCTGCCAATTCGGGGCCTGCGGCACTTCTGGCGCTCGAGGGTTTCGCTGCCGACATCGAGGCAGCGATATTCAAGAGCGTGCCGTTGCGAAAGAAGACGCAAAACTTCCGTTTCATGGACACGGATACCGACGTCACCGCCGATGGCGCAACACACATCGGAACGATGGATATAGCGCTGGGCGTCGAGATGCTCGAGACGTTCTATCCAGACGTCAACGCGCAACTCGCTGAAATTGACCTGACCGCGGACCTCGTCAACGTGTTCGACCCCACGACGACTTACCCGGATCCGCCTTTCCCTGACGCAGTAACGCCGGCACCACGCACTGAAGGCCCCGATGGACGGGCTGAAGGCTTCGTCAAGGCCACATTCTCTTAATGGAGCGACGAATGATCGTCAAACCTGCACCGGGCCTCAAAGTGCGGCATCCGGTCACGAAGCAGTTTCTGCCGCCTGAAGGCATCGAAGTGCCGGATGGCGATATTTTCTGGACGCGCGCGGTGAACGACGGCGACGTCGTTGTCGACGCGCCCGCAACCGCATCAAAGAAGGCTGGGGGTGACGCGCAATGACCGTCCCGTTCAAACAGATCCCGCAGAACCTGCGCACTCCGCTGTTCTTCGCGGAAATCGATAACTCGCATGCGAACTCAGCCGTCGCAAATCAGCGCGCGCTGCTGATCGGACCCATGACGACGGGCGCGGCTGTCGCAAACACGCCGCTTCTTTCGGCCGGCACCGGTGACGCCAACACACAGTTCGGCGCGAATTCGGTGCTCGCGCTGATGGTTGCCGCCTATCGCCAGAACGACACGTTTGGCGAACTGTGGACACTCCCGTTGGCAGATGCGGCTGGCTCCACTGCTGCAACTGGTTCGATCGCAGTTACTGGCGCGCCGACGGCAAATGGGACCTTGGCGCTGTATATCGCCGGGCAGTTGGTTTCCGTCGCCGTCGCGGCAGGACAGACGACGGCGCAGGTAGCGACGGCCATCGCCGCGGCGATCAATGCGATTCCGGGGATGCCCGTGACCGCAGCTGTCACGACCAGCACTGTCAATCTGACGGCCGATAACAAGGGCCTCGTCGGCAACGACATTGACGTCCGTTTCAACTATCAGGGCGCCGCCAACGGTGAAGTGTTCCCGACCGGTTTCGCCGCGACGATCACGGCGATGACGGGCGGCGCCACGAACCCGACACTGACGACGGCACTCGGCAATCTGCTGGACATGCCGTTCGACTTCATCGCGTGTGCGTTCACGGACACCACGTCGATGGACGCTATGAAAGCCTTCCTGAACGACTCGACGGGTCGTTGGAGCTGGCAACAGCAAGTGTTCGGCCACGTGTTCTATGCATACCGTTCCACCTGGGCGGGTCTCACGACGTTCGGTACCGCTCGGAACAACCAGCACGAAACAGTGATGGGCTTCAACGATTCGCCGACGCCATCGTGGCAGTGGGCGGCCACCGTCGCGGCAGTCACTGCGGTGTCCGTGCGCGCCGATCCGGGCATCCCGATGCAAACGGTCGCGTTGACGGGCGTGCTTGCGCCGCCGCTGCAATCGCGATTCAACCTGAGCCAGCGCAACACGCTGCTCTATGACGGCATCTCGACGTTCACGGTTGCGGATGACGGCACGGTCGCGATCGAGAATTTGATCACGACGTACCAGACTAACGCGTCGGGCCAGCCGGACAACAGCTATCTCGAAATCGAGACGATGTTCCTGCTGACATACGTGCTGCGCCGGCTGCGTACCATGGTGACGACGAAATATGCACGCGTGAAGCTGGCTGCCGACGGCACGCGCTTCGCGCCGGGCTCCGGCATCGTCACGCCGAAGATCATCAAGGCCGACCAGATCGCGGAGTACCGCGCAATGGAGTACGAAGGCTACGTGCAGGGTAGCGACATCTTCGCGCAGTCGATCATCGTCGAACAGAACGCGTCGAATCCGAACCGCGTCGACGTGCTGTGGCCGGGAACTCTCATCAATCAGTTGCGCATCTTCGCGCTGCTGGCGCAGTTCCGTCTCTCGACCACGCAGTCCTGATCCGTCCGTCAACGCATGGCGCCGCCCTCAATGGGCGGCGTTGTCATTTCATGGAGCCGTAAATGGCGAACAACACAGGCCTCATTGCCGGCGTCGCGTATCTGACGGCGGACGGGGTGAATTACCAGCTCGAAGGCGAGTTGAAGTACGACGTCGGCAGCGTGACGCGCGAGTCGAAAACCGGCCAGGACACGGTGCACGGCTTCAGTGAAATGCCGAAGGCGCCGTACATCAGCGCGTCGATTCGCGATTCGGGCGGTCTGAGCCTCGCGGCGTTCAACGCGATGCGCAATGTCACGCTCGTGCTCGAACTGGCGAATGGCAAGACGGTGATCGGCCGCAACATGTGGACTGTCGAGGCCCAAGAGGTCGACACGGTAGAAGCCAAGTTCACCTGCCGCTGGGAAGGCCTCCAGAACGCAGTCACGGAGCAATAAGCGATGACCGATACGAAAACGATCGTCCTGCGCAAGCCGCTGAAGCACGGCAAGGGCGACGCGGAGACGACAGTCAGCGAGATCACACTTCGTGAGCCGACGGCAGGCGACTATGAGAGCGCAGAACAGGCGTCGGGCGTCTACGGCACTTCCATCGCGCTGATTGCTCTGCTCAGTGGCGTTCCGGTCGACGTCATCGACCAGATGTACGGCAGCCAGATTGATGAGGCGGAGGATTTCATCGCTTCATTCGGTCACGACGCGGCGCGCAATCCTGCTCGCAGCGCGGATGAGATCGTCATTCAGTTGACGAAGCCCGTTCAAATCACGAAGGACGAAAGCGCGTTGAATATGGCGTCTCTGACGCTCTGTGAACCGACGAATCAGCAGAAGCGCAAGGCAGAAGCCGCCGGCGGGCCGTTCTCGCGAATGGTTGCCCTCATCAGCCTGATCGGCAAGGTGCCGAAGAGCTCTGTGCGCGCGTTGTGCGCGCGTGACTTCCTCGAAGCCGTCGCGTACTTCAACGGTTTTCAGGTTCGGCGATCACCGGACTCGGACGACTGATCGCCGAGCAGATCTCGATTCCGGAGTGGTGGGACGACCGTCTCACAGAGCTAACGCACATGATGCGTTTCGATCCTGACCGGGTCGAGCAAATGACAGAAACCGAGACCCTGCACTGGCTCGCGCGAGCGCGTCGCCTGGGCAAACGCATTGGAGTTGGCGCATGAACATCGGTGGCGGCGCGGGCGCCGTGCTTAGCACCGCCTCGGGGATTGGGAATCTGGCGAGTTCGCTCGCGGCACGGCTCGGCGGATCGGCTGCATCGTATTTCGATCAGTTGCGCCCGGCATCGTACCGGGGCGTCCCGTTCGTTTCGCTGGGCAGCGAATCGTCATTCGGGCGGCGCAATCAGGTCCACCAGTACCCGCAGCGTGATACGCCGTGGATCGAAGATCTGGGGCGCGGCGCGCGCCGGATCCGGATGTATGGCTTCGTCGTTGGCGACGACGTCATCACGCAGCGCGATGTGATGATCGCAGCGGTCGAGACCGCCGGCGACGGTGAGCTTGTGCACCCGACACTCGGACGACTGTCGGTGAGCCTGATGGACTTCCGGAGCGTCGAGCGCTGGGAGCAGGGCAGATACTTCGAATTCCAGTTCGAATTCATTGAGGCAGGGCAGCGCACCTATCCGACGGCGGCGACCGCGACGACGCAGTCTGTGCTGAACGCGGTGACCGGATTGAACGTAGCAGCAGCGCTGAATTTCGCGAAGACCGCGCTGAACGCGATTTCCTATGGCGCTGCAGTGCTTGGGACAGTCGTCAACACGGCGCTCGGCTGGTACACGTACGCGAAGAACCTCGTCGGCGACGCGCGAAACCTGTTCCAGCTGCTGTTTAACCTGCCGGGAGACTTCGGCCGGTTTGCAGGCAGCGCGACAGTGCCCGCCTTTAGCAAGTATCCGAGCTCGTCGGTGCAGTCGGATCAGACAACGCAGTCGATGATCCTCGCTGCGACGACGGCGCGGGCAGGAGTCAGTGCGGCCGCCGATGCCATGGCGGCCGCCGCCGCGGGCTTTGACGCGACGACGGTCGATGCATTCACCGCGTCAGTGCAAGGCGTAACGGGCGCCGTTCTCTCGGCAACCAACGACCCGACCGACTCGATTCGGCTGTTGTCGACGCTTTCGGCGTTCGTTCCGGACGCCGTCACGACGACGTCCGTTATCGGTACGGCGATGGGGGACATGCAGTCCGCGTGCAGCGACCTGTTCCGCCGAACGTCTATCGGCGCGGTCGCGCAGGCATCGTCGACATATCAGCCGACGTCGAGCGACGACGCCGCGCGCGTGAGAGATCTGGTTACCGATCTGATCGACGCGGAGATGACGGTCGCGGGAGATCAGGGGGACGACGAGACGTACGAAGCTCTGTCGACCCTGCGTGCGGCGGTCGTGACGGACCTGAACAAGCGCGGCGCGGGGCTGTCGTCCATCAAGACGTTCAGTGTGCCGGCGCCAATGCCATCCCTCGCACTTGCAACGCGGCTCTATCGCGATCCGACGCGCGCGGACGAACTCGTAGCGCAGGCGAATCCGGTGCATCCGGCCTTTATGCCCACGACCTTCAAGGCGTTGGCGAACTGATTCTCGAGCGGGTTCATGGCAAGCAAAATCTCCATTGCGATTACCGCGAACAATCAGGCGTCTGGCCCGATCGCGAAGGTGACGAACAGCCTTTCGAAGCTGCAGGCGCAGGCCAATAAGGGCAAATTGAGCAGTTTGGGCAGTTCGATTTCTGCCGGGTTAAATTCGAATAGCGGCGCGATCTCGGAGATTGCGAGCTTCGTCGGAAAGGCGGGCATCATCGGCGGCATCACGGCGCTGACTGTGAAGATTGCGCAGATGGAATCGCAGTGGGCATCGTCGGTGCGCTCAATGAGCAATCTGGCCGTCCGCAGCGGTCTGTCCACGCCAGCAGCGTACGGCGTGCAGTACGCCGGCCGCCTCGCCGGACTGTCGCCGGAACAGGCAAATGCCGGCATTGAGCAGGTGCGCCAGACTTATAGCGATGCGATCAACAACCGGAATCCGGAGGCGCTAAAGCGCTACCAGGCGGCTGGCATCTCGACGGACCCGAACCGCCTTGAGTCCATCGAATCGGTGCTGACGAAGCTGGCTGCGTACTCCGAAACGCTGCGCGGCCAAGGGAAATACGGCGGTGCCCAGAACTTCCTGAACGCAGCCGGCGCGGGTTCGCTGGTTGATTTCCTGAACCGCGGTCCCGCACAGGTGTCTGCGGATCTCGCGACCGCGAAGGCATACATCCCGGATGAGCAGGACATTCAGCGTGCGCGCGAGTATGCAGACGCATCAGCCAAGCTTGGCATCACGTATGACCGTTTGAAGACGACTGTTCTAAGCGGCGTAGAGCCGGCGCTTGACTCTCTGTTGCAAGGTATCCAGTTCTTCTTCGATGCAGCGAGCGGCCGGCAGCGACAAAAGCCGCAGCCGAACGGCGCCGATAGCACGGAACAACGTGTGTGGGATGGCTTTGAGCGCTTCGGAAATGCTTTGCGCGGACGCGGCGCGTCGACAATGGCGCAGTTGAACCAGAAGACGGCAGTTGGGAACGGAGCCCAACTTGAACAGGCTCGTTCCGACGTCGAGTGGTACATGAATCACGGCCTCTCCCGCGAGCGCGCGATCGGCATGGTCGCCAATTCGAGCCGTGAAAGCGGTCTTGACGAGCGTGCGGTTGGTGATAACGGGAAGGCGGTCGGGCTTTTCCAGTGGCATCCGGATCGCCAGGCGATCTACGAGCGCACTTTCGGCAGGCCGCTTGCGGCCGCAAGCCACGAAGAGCAGCTTGGCTACTCGCTGTGGGAGCTTCAGCACCATGAGCGAGCCGCTGGTGATGCCCTGATGGCGTCAACGACTGCCGCCGATGCCGCTGCCAAGGTGTCGTCGCTGTACGAGCGGCCCAAGGATCCGAACGAAGCAAACGTCCGCGCGGGAATCGCTCGCCAACTGGACGAGCAGCTAGGCGCCGGATCTGGCGAAGGAGGCAAGGTGCGCGTGGAGATCGTTCACAAGAATGCGCCGCCCGGCACGAGTACCAACGTCACGTCGTCTCCGAACGTCGACACGCAACTAAAAACAGATCGCCAGCAAGCTCCGCTTGGCGACCAATACGCCTACTCGCCTGGTAGCTTCTGATGCCGAATGCAGATCGAATCGTCGACGCCGTGGGAGCAAAGCCCGGCGCCGATGAAGTGCGGGTGCTGTTGACGCAAGATGGGTTGCAGTTGACGGGCTGGAAGGCTGTACGGATCACGCGATCAATCGAAGTCGCGACGTCGTCGTTCATCCTCACGTGTTCAGCAGATGCCACCACGCTGAAGCTGCTTGCGCGCGAGGGCGCGCCGGTCAAAGTATCGATTGGCGATGACCTGGTGCTGTCCGGCTATGTGGAGACGATCGAGACCATCGTCACGCCGCGGTCTCACGACATAACCATCTCGGGCCGGGGAAAGCTCGCCGATCTGGTGGATTGCTCGTGCCGACTGGACCGCATAAACGCGAACACTGGCCTGCAGAAGTTGTGCGCGACCATTGCGACGCCGTATTCGATTGATGTCTTCGTTCCGCCCAACGGCACGCAGGCGGTGCTGGATGCATTGCCTGCGCTTCCGCGCCAGATCGTGAGCATCACAGAAACAGCGTGGGAAGTGATCGAGCGCTACGCACGGTATTGCGGTCTGCTGGTGTTCGAAAGCGAAGAGGGTGAGCTCACGATCTCGCAGGCAGGGACGGAGCTTGGGGCGTCGGGGATTGCCGTTGGCAACAACATCGAGGCGCTCGTCTGCACGAAGAGCACGCTCGGCACCTTTAGCACGTACAACGCTGTGCTGAGCGCATATAGCGCCGGCGCGGATGATGAAAGCATCCCGAATCTGCCGGTGGTAACGGTGGTGGCAACTGGCCCGGCTGCAAACCCGGCGCGCTTGCGACCCACGTATTTCGTGTCCGAGCAGAGCGCAACCGACCGGCGGTTCGTCGAAAAACGCGTGAACTGGATGGCGTCGCGGGCATACGGCCGCGCGCGGCGCGTGCGCGCGCTCGTCGATAACTGGCGCGATGCGAGCGGCTCGCCCTGGATTCCGAACATCAACTATCCGGTGTCGGCGCCCGCGGCAGGCATTCCTGATAACACGATTCTGTTGCTCGCCGAGGTGACATTCATCATCGATGAGAACGGTACGCATGCTGAGCTGGTGTTCGGGCCGCGCCAAGGCTTCCTGCCGGAGCCGATCGCGCTCGACGTACTGCCGATGGACGAATCGACGCAAACACCTGCGGAGCAATAGTGCTGCACGAACTGAACAGACTTGGGCGTCGCATCCTGTTGTTGATGGCGCGCGGTGCGATCGCGCTCGTCGACGATACGAAGGGCGTCCAGACGTTGCAGGTGCGGCTGAATGCGCTGGAGTTGATTCCAGACGTGCCGCGCTACGCCGAATATGGCTTCACGTCGAATCCGCCAGAGGGAACCCAAGCGTTGATCGCTTTCAAGAATGGCGACCGCAACGATGGGTTCGTCATCGCGACGTCGAATGCGAAATACCGGATGAAACCCCTCGCAACGGGTGAGGTGGCGATTCACGACAGCCGCGGGCAGTCTGTTTATCTGACCGATGCAGGCATCGTCGTCGACGGCGGCGGAAATCCAATCACGTTCACGAATACGCCGGAAGTCATCGCCGACACGCCGCTGCTGAAATGCAAGGGCGACATCCTCGACAACTACGAGACGAACACGCGAACCGTTGCGGGGATGCGTCAGGTTGCAAACTCGCACACACACCCGATCCTTAACATCCAGACGGGCGGCAGCAATATCAACACGCAGACGCCGACGCAACAGGAGTAACGCATGTCCGACATCTCTGTCATTTGGGACGTCGACAACAGTCGCGGCGACTGGAAATTCATCGCTCCGGCGTTGGTGACCGGAAACGATCTTCCGTCTGCCGTGCTCGTAAGCGTCTTCACTGACCGCGTGGCGAATCCGGACGATCCGATCCCTGACGGGACTGGTGACCCGCGCGGCTGGTGGGGCGACATTGGCGAAGACAAGCCGATCGGGTCGCGGCTCTGGTTGCTCGATCGTTCGAAGCAGACGCAGGAAGTGCTGAACAACGCGCGCGACTACATCAACGAGGCGCTGCAATGGCTCGTTGACGATGGCGTCGTTGCGAGTACCGATGTGCAGACGCAGTGGGTGCGCGACACGTTCATCGGCGCGCAGATCACGCTCTATCAACCCGACGGCTCGCAGATTTCCTTGACGTATGCGTGGGCCTGGCAACAGCTATCCTGACATGCCATTCCAAAGAAAGACGCTTTCCACTTTGCTGTCCGAAGTGGCGGCCGACATTTCGTCCGCGCTTCAGGGCGCCGACGCGCTGTTGCGCTTCGCCGTGCTCAAAGTCATCGGCAAGGTTCAGGCGGCAATGTGCAACCTCCAGTTCGGATACCTCGACTGGATTGCACGAATGGCGGTGCCGTTCACTGCCGAGGATGAATATCTCGAGGGATGGGCCGCGCTGAAGGGCGTATATCGAAAGCCGGCAACGAAGGCGCAGTTGACTGCTCAGTTCCCCGGAACGACGGGCAAGGTGCTAAGCGCAGGAATTGCGGTAGCGCGCGGCGACGGAGTGACATACACGACTTCCACCACGGGTACGGTTGACGGGACCGGCAACGTGTCGGTAACGGTCCTCGCCGACGTGGCCGGATCATCGGGAAATGCCGACGCCGGCACTGGGGTCTCGTTGAGCGTCGCCGTCGACGGAATCCAGCAGGGCGGAACGATAACCGCGACGGTCGCTTCAGGCGCGGACATCGAAACAAATGATGATCTGCGCTCGCGGATGCTGGACGCGTACCAGACGACTCCGCAGGGCGGCGACATCGAAGACTACGTGCAATGGGCCGAGGACGTGCCCGGCGTCACGAGAGCGTGGTGCGCGCCTAATGGGTTCGGTGCTGGCACGGTCGTCGTCTACACGATGTGGGACAGCGCTGAGGCCGCGCACAACGGATTCCCGCAGGGTACCGACGGTGTATCGCAAAACGACAAGGGGCCGGGCGGCACACCGCGCGGCGTCGTCGCCACTGGCGATCAACTCGTCGTTGCGGATTCCATCGTCACGAAGCAGCCGGTGACGGCGCTCGTCTATTCGTGCGCGCCAATCGCAAACAACCTGACGATCACGCTGTCTGGCCTGATGTCTGCCACGACGGCGACACGTGCGGCGATCGCATCGGCAATCGCAGACGTTCTGTTCCGCAACGGGGATCCGCGCGCGGGCACGATCAACCGTGACGACATCTCGGCGGCGATCCGGTCTGTTTCGGGGACGAGCGGTTTCCTGATCACGCTGATTCAAGGTGTCGTGGGTGTGACGACCACCACTTATACAGGGAACATCACGAGCGGTTTCGGGCAGCTTCCCGTTCTCGCAAACGTGCTTTACGTCTGAGGACCCATGCTCGCACCGAACTACACAGCAGCCGACTTCCTGAAGGCGCTGCAAGGACTGATGCCGCGTGGAAGGGTCTGGCCGCGGGACCCTGATGCAATACAGACGCAGGTGCTTTCAGGGCTGGCGCCTAGTTATGCCCGCGGCACGGCCCGTGCCAACTACCTGCTGGTCGATGCGTTCCCGGCGACGACCTA